TGCCTCCCGGATTCCACATCCATCACAAGAATGAGATCCGGACGGACAACCGGCTCGAGAATCTTGAACTCGTCACTCCTTACGATCATGTCTCTCGCCATGCCGCTCTTTTTCGCGAGAACGGTCGCCGGGTTGGCCGCTCGGGGCAGGGCGTCCCTAAATCCCCGGAGCACCGACAAAGAATCGCAGCAGCACTGACCGGAAAGGTCAAGTCGCCAGAGCATCGGCAGCGGATTGCTGTCGCCATCACTGGAAAGACCCAGTCGCCGGAGCAGCGGGCGAAAATGTCCGCCTCTCTGCGCGAGTATCATGCCGCCTGCCGCCAGCCCGGCGAGGAGACGTGACCGCTGCGACGGTTGCCCTCGGCGATCAGCGCCCGCATCCGCTCGCCCGAGAAACCAAGACAAAACAATAGTTCGCGCAAACTTCGTTCGGGGTCGATCCCTTTCAACTGCAAACGAATACGCGCTTCAACGCCCAAGTAAGGGAAGGCGATAACAGGCATTAAATCAAATTCTTTTGTATCCATTATTTATAGAAAATATTTACAACTACTTCGTTTGCAGCAGACGCTCCCGTATCGTTGTCAAGAACCCCTGTTGTAGCAGCTACACAAATAGCAGTTGAAAAAGAAATACCATATGGTCCTAATAGATTAGCCCCAACACCATTTGTACCATTAGCAGGAATAGCAAGCGTAAGTAACGGTGTAGTTGTTCCAACAACAACAGTCGCTGCAGTACCATTGTAAAATTTTACATAGCGTACCGTGCTAGCTAGATTAGTTATAAACCAGCCAAAAACTTGCCCTGCGGTAGCCTTAACTTCCTCTTCTGTTTCATCAATGTCAAGCGACCGAAAAATGCTAAGTCCGCCCGCAATAGCAGGAACGATTTCGTGCTCACCACCTAGCGGGCGGACATCAGCCATATCTTCCTCGCTTGTTCTTTCTAGTCGCAGTACTGAAGCGTGCAGTAACTATCAGCCGCCTGACTCGTATCCAGGTTTGTCATCACCACCCTAAAACCATCGAAACCGGCATTAGCCGTAAAGGCGTGTGACCAATAATTAGGATGAGTCGGAGAAAGAGATACAGTATTACCAGCCTGACCAAAACCAACTGCCAGTGTCGTTAGCACAGAGTTATCTGAATAACCTACCTCAATCTTAAAAGCAACAGAGGCAGATGCAATAACCTGGGTCAATTTCTTCGTTGCAGCCCCGAAATCAACCGTATCGTGGTTAGCAGTTGAACCGGCAGCCAGATCAGTTGAGGTATTATAATCATTAACCGGATTCGTCGGAGCATCTACTCCACCGCCAGTAAGAACGTCTACCTGAAGCTCTCCGTTGGCATCCGTCTTCAACACCTGATAATTCGAGCCATCCGTACCTAGAAGCAGGAATCCCTTTGTACCGGCCGCAACTGCATCTCCATCCGCTACGGTATAAACGCGATCCCAACCAGTACCATCGAACCCGTAAAGCAGAGCTGCAGTAATCAGCTCATTGTTAGTATTCGAGACGTCATCTGCACCTGCAGCCAGAACATCAACAGCGTCAGTTCCGTCTCCAATCTGCACCATACCACTAACGCTGCTGACACCGACACTGCCATCAACAGTGATCGTATTACCGCCATCGTGGATGTTAACGTAGAGACGTCCGTCCGCATCCGTTACTAGTGCAGCGTAATCACCAGAAGCAGTCGCTGTTGAAGCCGGAGGATCATCATCGCGAACGCTGAGGACAAAAGCGCCAAAATCTCCTGTCGAATGAGCAGAATCTTCTGCGTAATCATATGTCGTATCAACTGTAACGGTGGCGGCGGAAGAGGCAAGCGCAACTGCTACTCGTCCAGACGCATCCACCACCGCCTGATTCGCCGTGGTTACAGCATCTACTAGGACGATCTTAGCGGCTACGCGCTCATCAGCCACTTTTCATCACTCCTTCGATTGATCCTTCGTTACCTTTAAATTATTGTTCTGCTTCTTCATCTCCTCGCGGAGCGCTTCAATATTTCCAGCTACTCTCTCCTTTCTTTCGTCGAGTTCCAGAAGTTCCAACTCTTGAGACGCAATCTGAAACTCAATTTTTTTAATCTCAGTCTCGATTCTCTTAATAATAAGATTAGGAGGACCAGGTGTTACATCAGCCATTTTATTTAGCCTGCTTCGTCGCTCTTACTCGCTTAATAGGCTCGCGCGTCCAGAAAATCTCACCAGACTCAAGATGCACTTCATAACGATCAGGAAGATCATACGTCTTCTTCAGTTTCGCCTGATAGACGCGTAGATAGCTTTCTGCGGCATCAAAAGCCCGACGTTGCGCTTCATGATGAGCAAGCCTGCCTCTATATTCAAGCAGTTCCTGCTCTGTGATCGTCACTGACTCTCGTTTTCCATTCTTCCCAGCCATATCAAATCTCATCCCAATAGAGTGTCGCGTATACATCTGATGCTTGACTTGTATCGAGATTCGTTATCGAGACACCAAAGCCGCAATCATCCCCGCCTGCTTGCGTGACAAAACGCAAATCTGGTGCATTCCAGCGCCCTGTACTGCCAGCAAACGAGAAAAGAGCTGTCCTAGTCGTACGCGCACCACTCGAGATCGTTTGCAGCTGAACCTTGAGAGGGACAGCAGCGCCAAACTCAACAGCTACAAGCCTTCCTATTTTATCAATAGGGATATCTGTGGCCGTCAAATCAGCATTTCCACCGGCAGATAGAGAAGTACCAGTCAAATATTCTGTTTGAGGGTCAGCAAGTGCAAGACCTACAGGAAATGGATCAAGAGCAGAAGCATCACTGGCGCTTCCATCTTGCCCGTGAGCGATTTTAAGACGTTGAAAAAGAAGACCGCCGATGTCATCAGCTGCGACGAGAGCCCCGATGCCAGGCGTATATCCAATGTAGTCAGCCATGACACTTATCTCCTATCGCGCTCAATCGTCATCGTTCCAGAATAGTTGAAAATTACCTGTTCACCTGGGTCAAGATCAATTGTTATAGGAATCGATGTGTTAGTCAATAGAGCAATACTACGTCCGTTTTTAGTAATACTAGTTACAGTACCGCCGCGCACATAAAGAACTTCCGGCGTCGGACCAGCAGTATAAGCTACACCAGTTGCTGGTGGCGTCAAGCTGATAACACCTTGTGGATTGTAGCCGCGATTATTACGAATCTTGGCTGTAGCAGGAATCGTTCCACCTATCGCGGTCACGACATCAGTATGAAATTCATTTTCTTCAATAGTTATATCTGTCACTGTACCTGCATCAAAAGAGATTCCACGATTTGTTGTATTCTTAAAACGATTGTTTGTAACTCTGAGTCTATTAACATCAGTAGCACTCGTAGCCAACAAAAGCAAATGACCGTTAGGTCCACCCTTATCTTTCAAAATATTATTAGCGATTAGCGAATCATCCGTATCGTCGATCCACAATGCGCGATCACAAAGTCGTATAATATTATCAGAAATTACAAGCGCACGATTATTAGCGCCACCACCTTCACCTGGATTTCCGAACGCAGCAGACTTAATTCCCTGTGACTCAACAGAGGTATAATTAGGGCCAATAATTACATTACCATTTACAACGATATCTTCGCAGCAATCAGCAGTTCCACCTGTCTCAGTATTAGAAAAGCCAATACCAACACCCAGCCCATTACTTTCATAATGATTACCGATTACAACGGACTGGACTACTCCATCCATAGCCGTTCCAGTATCAGTGTTAGAATAATAACGATTACCAATTGCTCGATAACGACGAGAAGATCCGCAAAAAGTCGCATCACAGATAAGCACAAAATTGTTAGCATCGTTTGTGACTGGGACACAAACTGTCCCAGCTGCAAAAGTTCCAGTACCGCCCGTACAACCTGTAAAAGTTGTTGCCGTTTTACCTGTATATGTCACAATCTGAGCAGTACCAACAAGAATTTTTCCAGAGGGGCTGGCCCAACCAGTTGTATCCGGCAATCCACCAGCAGTGCTGATAGTAATCGTACCTTGCGGTAACGTATGCGAACCAGTCGTATACACACGCATTCCATTACCAGTAAAATCATTACCAGCAATTAACATGTCGTCACAAGCATACATTCGCACCGCGGCACCTGAGCGAAAATTTGTGAGACGACAACGAAGAATCGCGGCACGATGAACCTGACGCAAGAAAAGACCTGACCTTGCATCACGGTTAGCTCCATCACTTTGATTAACCATATTTCCATCAAAGCCAATATTCTCAATGAAAACATCTTGAATAGCAGCGCCTTCATAGCTAATCAATCTTCCATTAGCGCCATTTCTCAATTTAATAGTGCTGGCAGACATACCGGCGCCAACGATACGCAAATTCGACTTAAGCGTAAGCGATGCAGCGTCAACAAGATAAACGCCAGTTGGAACAAAGAGTGTTCCACCACTAGCAGGCACTTCAGCGATTGCTGCTTGAAGTGCAGCTGTGTCATTCGTAGCGCCATCCCCTGTCGCTCCCACCGCTTTTGCATCTACCCAAGAAGCATCCAACCTCGCTCGTACTGTTGCATACGAACGAGAAGGTAGAGTTCCAAGTTCCGCCTCAATCTTGTTGACTGCATCTGCAATATCATTATGATGAGTCGGATGATCGCCAGTCATGACGGTAATATCCGTCTTATTGATGGCGATGTTGTCTAAAGAAGTTGGGTAGCTACTTGGCATGCTTATCTAATATTAGAACAACAGTCACAACTTAAAAATACGATTAGGTCCAGTATTATCCCACTGAACAGTAATATCTCCATTGTTAGGTGTAACTGAGAAACCATCTACATGTGCAATTAAATCACTCGTAGATTCAGTTCCAGTGTTATTATAAATAATCAAAGAATTAATTACAGCACCAGTTGCTACAGTTGGAAAAGTGAGATCTTGACCGTCAAACACGCCACCTTCTGGAGAGTTGACAGTTTTGCCAGAACTAATCGTCTGAGGACCGGCAGCTCTGATAGGAGCATCATTGAGAAAATCATCCGTATCAAAGTTCGGAGTATACGCCGACGTTCTCATCAAATAGCAACTGATCGTTGCCGTAGTCAAGTTAATAGAAGTAGTCAAACATTTAATTTTGTATGGTCGATAAAGCGAGCTAATAGCTACTGTCCTCCTTTACATACCAAGCTTAACAGCTTGGACGACGCCAAAAATAGCGCCCTTTTCCTGATCACTATATTCACGTGAAAGTTCTCCTTCAGCGTACCCTTTAACGATAAAGACATCTGCTTTCTCAGCAGGCAAATCATATTCGTCGCCAGCAAGGTAATCGTAATCATCAAGCGTAAAAGTTCCATCGTCAATCTTCCCGTCAGCAACATTTATCAACATAAGAACTCTTGTCGTCTTATCCTTCGGCATTTCACTCCTCCGCTATTGGTTCCGACCACTCAGTCGTACCTACAATTTCACCCTGATCGTCGCGCTCAACACGTCTATGCACAATCCGTCTAGCAGTCGATGCTTCGAGAGCCTTCTCAACCACCACTCCAACACTCTTGACTGCCTCTGCAGCCATCGCTCCAGAATCTTTCGCTGCCCTTGCTGCCTTGGCACCCGATTCTCTCGCCGCCTCAGCTGCATCACGCGCCGCTGCCGCTGCTGACTCTCCGGCTTCCCGAGCCGCCATCGCCGCTACACCACTTGCCTCAGCTGCCGCACGGGAAGCACGCTCACTCGCTTCCGCAGCAATTTCATTCGCCTCAGCAGTAGCTTCTAGCGCGCGTTGAGTTGCTTCGAGAACAGCTCCTGTTGCTCGCTCGCTCGTCAGCTTTAACTCACCTGTCAGCTGAAAGACGCGCTCGGCAAGCTCAAGAATATCCTGATCGCGCATCAACCTACTTGCAAGCTCAATCCGCTCGCGACCATCGTAGTACTGCCCCAACTCAGTTGTTCCTGCTTCATTCACCCGCGCTGGTATCGATGGACGAGGAGCTTTCTCTGCTTCGATCACCTCGCGCTCCATCGCTGCTCTGATTTCTCCTGGAGCCATGACCGGAATTCCCAAATACTCCATGACCGCGCGCAAATCAGCCCCAAAACGATCAGGCGTCATTCTTTGTCCAGCAAGCCTCATCATCTCTCTCATAGCTTCAGTATCTCGTCTGTCGAATCCGGTTGTAACCTTTCTTGCTTCCGGCGCATCAGGCCCAAAATTAAGCGCTACAAGCTGCGGAATAACATGACGATTAACTTCATCATCAAGTTCAGCCATAGAAACTGCTTGCATCTCCATTAAACGCTGTCCAAACTCCTCTGCAACATTCCGAGAACTCGAGCCGCCGCGACCCTCCGCGAGAGCCTGCTCAGGAATAGTCAATGCACGCAACTTTTGAATATCCATATAGTCAGCCCAATCACGCATTGCTCCGAAATTAACGTTGTGCTCAAGCGGTTTGATTTCCCAAGCGCGCAACGTCGTGGTACGCTCATCAAGTAAGCCAGTTACAGGAGTCGAAGGAAGAGATACTGCTGCGCCTGAACGCAATTTAGCAAGTACATCTAACATCGTTCCAGAATAGTCAACTTCCTGCCCAGTTACATCATCAATTCCTGAAACCGGATGATATCCCATCAATGGTGGATCTGCCCAACGTTCGAAAGAACGATCCATCTGAGCCCATTGGAACCAGTATGACCACCAATAGCGATACGCAGGTGCAGTACGCGGATAGCCATACATAGAATTAAATTCAGAATCACGACCATTTGTGAACCAAAGCGCCCAAGGCAAGCGAATATCTACTGGTGGTTGCCCAGGGCCACGAGCAACCCCAGGATGCTTGGTCCCTTTTTGCGCGATTCCATTGAACTCACCACTTGCGTTCCAACTAGGTTCAACTTTCTCCGGCCGTAAGGCGACAAATGGCTTCCAAAGCAATGCATCAACACCTCGATCCCATGTTTTACGTTCAGGATCAGAATCACCAGCAGCCAATGCTTCTTTATCAAGATATGTCCAAGTAGGTTTACCCAAATAGAAACGTTTAACAACGGCTGAATAGCCAAAATCGTAAGCATTTGTAAACTGAAAAACAAGCCGACCCCAGATAGCTCGCAAAGCATGATCAACAAAGTCTGCAACCTGGGCGTCCGAACACTTCACGTACCAAGGCGATCTCACCATTGGAACTTTCAAGAACATTAAACCGAAAGAAAGCATTGGATCGCGCCGCATCTGATAGAGCTTTGGGAGCGCTATCCGGGTAGCGTCAAATGGCTGACCGAGTAGTATCCGAGCGCGATCCCAATCAACCCAACCAGTTGATTCAGCAACAACTGGCCCCATATCATTACGAGCTAATCGCTCTCTCAGCCGCGCACGAGCATCTCCGTTGCCGGAGTCATTCGCAAGTACAAACTCGCGAACGCTCATAGCACCGTCCCCGCGCCAAAGTTAGCTCGCCACTCTTCACCGGGAGGCAAAGCATCATGACCAGCACCAACAAAGGCTGGCAACGCATGCGTAATATGACGTTTAGAATCAGCTCTCGCTCTTCCTTTTCCGGCGCCACGACGCTGCTGCTGCTCAATTGCGCGATAGTTGGCTGTGAAATAGCGTAAATTGGCGACAGCATGAATACCATCTTCAATAGGAATCTCAGGATCATCAATCAATCCCATTTTTTTGGAAGGATAATGCCAGGACTCGATCTCGTCAGCCATCATCGGGCAGCGATCAAGATCTAGAAAGAAAAGACCCTCGTCGAACATCTCTCGCACGGCCTTGACATGCTCCTTTACATCTCGCGTCACATACCATGATGTTGGCAGCGGCGGATTGTGACGAGCAAAATCGAGGCGTGCTGCCTTACCCTGGGGATCTGAAAAACGCTTATGCACACGCCAGCCTGTATGACGTGACCCCCATAAAGATTCTCTCTTCACGATTAAATTCGCAAGTGCGATATTCCCAATCTCTGCGATATAAATCTCATCGAAACAAACTCGTGATCCTGCTGGAAGTAATTTGCTCGGCTGACCGCGAACATCACCAAAAGCATGCGCTTCTGTGTCTTCGCGCAGTACTTGATACCAATTAACAGCATGAGGAGCCGTACCACCCCAGTCTACGGACATATAAACCGAGCCCAGCATCGGATCAGGATCCCACCATCTAATTCCATGTACGTGACGATCGAACCCAGGTACAACCATCCCTTCGGCAGAAGGCTTTGAACACTCCTGCTGCGCCTCCCAAACAGAACGAGGCATTGAACGAAAGAGCTTTTTTACGTCTTCAAAGGGAATCCATCCATTTGCGTGCGCGAGTCTTCCACGACAAGTGTCTTTAAGACTGCGTGTTCTGCCGTCTTCCCAATTGCCTTTGATAACGCGATCACAACCACAACCTTCATCAGAAGACAATTCAGGATTTGCGTAAGCGCAGTTAGGAACATTCATAGCACAATCAAATACACACCATGTATAAAGTTTAAACGGTGGATCCATTTCCTTTGACTCAGCGTCTTCAATTGAATCAATTAATTCCTGCATAAGGCCATAAGAACCCTTACGCGTAGAAGTAATCCAATCTTGAGCACAAATTCCACCAGAACTAATAGACATGTTTCTTGTCTCGAAGAAAATAGTTCTATCCATCAATTCAACTTCATCTACATGCAATTTATTCGGATGAGGACCGTTAACTGCATTCATCGAACTCGCCGCAATTTCTACTTTAGAACCATTCTTCCAACGCGTCTCACGCATCAACGATTGATCAATATCCGCATGATGCTCGGCAGTGTCACAGCGACCTTCCAACTTTAAAAGACGTCGCAGATGTTCGTAAGCACGAAATGCTTGACTTTCAATCGCGCCAAGTGACATTGAAGAACAGTTCTGTTTATACTTACTGTTCAACAAATGCAAAATCGCTACTCCTAGCGTCTTCGATCCTCCTCGTGAAGCCATTACTACTGCAGAAGTAACTCGCTCAAAATACGCATCAGCAATGAATTGGAATGGAGCTTGATGACCTTCGCAGACAGCAACACGAGGAATGTCCAAACCAAGTCGACTCAAGATCCAAGCATGAAGTTCATCATCATCAAGCGGCCCCGCAAGCCCCAACTGACGCTCTAACTGTTGCGTCTCTTTTGCCAGCTCCATAAGCTGAGCAGTGTCAAGCTGCTTGAGCAGAGTGGCGATGTCCTTTTCTTCAAGCCTTTGGAGCTTTTCCTCTTCCCGTAAACTCACGATGAGTCTTCCTGATAAGGAGGAGTTTCAGCTTCAACCCAACCTTCTTCACGCACTCCTTCCGGAAGAAAAAGACCCGTCTTCAAGTCGCGCTCAAACGGAATAGATGAAGGGGAAGACAGTTGCTCTGACTCCTTCTTCTCTCGCGGCTCATTCATGAAGAACCTCGGCTTCGAGTGCTGGATGCGCCTTACGCAACATGCCATCAAGATCAATCGCGCCGACTGATCTTGATG